AGAGATGGCAAAACGGTATCAATAATATGTCGGACAATGAGGGTTTATCAAATCCAGTTGACTATCAAGTTGACGCATTTGTAGACCAGTTGGATAGAAATGGTAATACATTAAAATCTTATACTTTGAGAGGTGCATTTCCTGTTGAGATAGCTGCAATAGACTTATCTTATTCAGAAAATGACGCTGTGGAAACTTTTGGAGTAACGTTTCAATATCAATATTTTGAAACAAACACTACAACATAGTATATAAAATTAAAGGGCGACCTAAAAATCGCCCTTTTAAAACTATTATAAGTAGTTATAGAAAACAAAGGAATAAATTATGGCAGAGTTATTTGGTTTTAATATTACACGAGTAAAACCACAAACAGATCCAAAACAACAATTTAGTCAACCTCAAGCGGAAGACGGCACACAAGTAGTTGCCGCTGGTGGTTTCTTTGGTAGTTACCTTGATATGGAAGGTACTGCTAAGACTGAGCAGGACTTAATTAGAAGATATAGAGAAATTGCTTTACATCCAGAATGTGATATGGCAATTGAGGATATTGTTAATGAGGCAATTACTTCAAACGAAAACAAACAATCTGTAAAAGTTATTACAGATGATTTAAAATATTCTTCAGCAATTAAAGCGAGAATAGAACAAGAATTTTCTGAAGTATTAAGACTATTACAATTTAATACTAGAGGACACGACCTCTTTAGAAGATGGTATGTTGATGGACGGATCTTTTTTCAAAAGGTCATTGACGCTGAAAACACAAAGAACGGTATTGTAGAATTAAAATACCTTGATCCAAGAAAAGTTAAAAAGATTAGAGAAGTTAGAAAGAGAAGACCAGAAGGTATGGTTTCTCCAACTAACATTAATATAGCAGATGAAACGGTAGAATATTTTGTATATAACGAAAGAGGTATACAAGGTGCAGCTGCTATACAAGGAATTAAAATTGCTGTGGACACTATTGCATTTTGTCCATCAGGAATGATAGATCAGAATAAGAATGGTTTAATATTATCTTATTTACATAAGGCAATTAAACCTGTCAATCAATTAAGAATGATTGAAGACGCTGCTGTGATTTACAGAATCGCAAGAGCACCTGAAAGAAGAATATTTAAGATTGATGTAGGTAATTTACCTAAGGCAAAAGCAGAATCTTATTTAAGAGATGTTATGGCAAGATACAGAAACAAACTTGTTTATGACGCTTCAACAGGAGAAATAAGAGATGACAGAAACTATATGTCTATGCTTGAAGACTTTTGGTTACCAAGTAGAGAAGGTGGTAGAGGAACAGATATTACTACACTTCCAGGTGGTGCTAATTTAGGTGAAATAGCAGACATAGAATACTTTAGAGCAAAACTTTATAGAAGTTTAAATGTTCCTGTTAGTAGATTAGAGGCAAGTCAAGGTTTTAATCTTGGTCGTGCTAGTGAAATTAGTAGAGATGAGTTGAAATTTACTAAATTTGTAGGCAGATTAAGAAAGAAATTTACTGAATTGTTTAATGATTTATTAAGAACACAATTAATAATTAAAGGAGTTATATCTGAAACAGAATGGCCTTTAGTTAGAGATAGTATATTCTACGACTTTTTACAAGATGGTCACTTTGCAGAATTAAAAAATACTGAAATGTTAAGAGAAAGACTAAACTTGGCAAGAGAAGTTAGAGATTATGTTGGTAAATATTTTTCTGTTAATTATGTTAGAAGAAAAATATTAAAACAAACAGAATCAGAAATCAAAAAAATGGATGCTGAAATCAAAAAAGAAATTGATGACGGTATCATATCATCACCTGAAGTCCAAACGACTCAAGGCAATGATGATTTATTATAGGAGAAAAATATGAGCGAAGAAGTAAAAAACTTTATAGACAAGATGGCGCAAAACGATATGGTTGGTGCTGGCGATGCTTTTAAAGACGCATTAAGAGCTAAAGTTGGAGATCAACTAGATACTAAAAGACAAGAAGTAGCTGGAACAATGTTTCAGGCACAACCCCATAGTGATCCTAAACCAGAGATCGCAGGTACAGGTACTTTTACACAAGATGGACAAGTTGAACCTACAGGTGCAAATGCACAAGCACAAGCCGAAACACAACCAGAAACACCAGAGGTATCAAATGCAGAAAGTCAGCCAGCTAGTACAGACGCAACAGGCGTTTAATAGTAATTCATTTAAAAACTTGACGCCAGTTTTAAAAGAGGCGATCAATGATGTTTTTAAATTAGTTAAGAATGAAGAAGGAAATTTGGTGGTTAATTTTGAAAATGCAATTAGTAAAGTTGCAGATCATCATAATGTTAATAAAGACGATATTGAAGAATACTTTGATAACGAATTAAAAGAACAAATAGAGGAATAAAATGGCGTGGGTAGATGTACCAGGATCAAATAGTGTATGGCAATATGAAAATAGTGCCACTATATCTAACACATATAAAGACTCAGCAGATGGTAGTAATGTTGCTATCTCTGGTGGTGTTAGAACCTTTACTAAACCAGGTGGAGGCACTACTCAAACTTATATAAGATGTAGAAAGAAAGGCACAACCGTAGAGCGAGGCGAACTTTCTAAAACTTATTATGACGCACAATAGGAACTAAAATGGCAGATATAGTATCAACACAAGTAATATCAGACACTTCTGGAGTTAAGTATGTTTTAAAAATGACTAACATATCAGATGGTTCTGGTGAATCTTTAGTTAAAAAAATAGACGCTTCGGCAACTACTTTTATGACCGAAGACGCAAATAGAAAAATTGCGAAGATTTGGTTTTCAATTAACGCATTAAGTAAGAAAGCTTGCGTAGAATTAGTATGGGAAGGCGCTACTAATGCAACAGGAATGTTGTTGGCTGGCCAGGGTTATTGGGACTTGCGTACAGCAGGTAATGAAGTTATTAATAATGCAACTACACCGACAGGTGATGTTTTACTCTCTACAAGGGACTTTGTAGTAGGGGATAATTACACAATTATTGTTGAGTTTAGATAAAAAAAGTTATAAATATACGAGAGAGAGAATAAATGAAATTAATATCCGAAGAAATCCAAAACGCAGAATACCTAGTAGAAGAAACTAACGGTAAAAAAGATTATAAAATTAGAGGTATCTTCTTACAATCCGACATAAAAAATAGAAATGGGCGTGTCTATGGAAAAGACATATTGAACAAGGAAGTAACAAGATATAACGCAGAATTTATCAACAAAAAAAGAGCATTTGGTGAGTTAGGACATCCTGACGGACCGACGGTAAACCTGGAAAGAGTTAGTCATATGATTACTAAACTCGCTCCAGAAGGTGCAAATTTTGTAGGTGAAGCTAAGATAATGAACACTCCTTATGGTAAGATTGTAAAAGGTCTTATTGACGAAGGTGCTCAATTAGGAGTATCTAGTAGAGGTATGGGTTCGTTAGAACAAAGAGGTGGTGCAAACTATGTAAAAGATGACTTTTACTTGGCAACCGCTGCTGATATAGTTGCAGATCCAAGCGCTCCAGACGCTTTCGTAGAAGGTATAATGGAGAGTAAAGAGTGGGTGTGGAACAACGGAGTACTCGTTGAAAAGAATATAGAGGCTTGGAAACGAGAAATAGAAAGTGCGAAAAGACTGGCTTTAGCAGAAGCTAAGGTTAAAGTCTTTAAAAACTTTCTTAAAAATCTCTAGTTTTATAAATATTAACAATTAATTAATTAAAACTAGTTTTAACTATTAAAGAGGAGATTTCAATGGCCGAAACAGAAAAAACACTTGTTGAAGCAGGAAAAGCAGTAATGGAAGCAACAGCTCCAGACGCTCCTAAAAAGAATGCTGTACCAGCAGAACCTTCACCGTTAAAGAATGACGCTGAAGATTTAGGTCCAGCTGTTGTTAAACCAACAGACAGCAATCCTGACGCAACAAAGAAAGTAAAAGAAGTTTCTGGACAGGCACCCCAAAAATCAGAAGGTGCTCCTGATCCAATGCCAACTTTGAAAAAAGAAGGCGCTAAAGAAACTGACAAAGACTCGGAAGACAAAGAAATCAAAGAAGGCGACTTACCACCTGCTTTACAAAAAGCAATTGATAAGAAAAAAGAAGAATCAGCTGACAAAGAAGATGACAAAAAAGATGTCAAAGAAACTATTGACGCTGGTGAAGTATCTAAAGAGAAAGACCCTAAAAAAGAAGTAGATCAAAAAACTGCTAATGTGTCTGAATCTGAAGATGAAAAGAAAAAAGAGATAGATGTTAAAGAACACGTTGACGCTCTTGTCGCTGGAGATGATTCTTTATCTGAAGAATTTAAACAAAAAGCTGCAACCGTATTTGAAGCTGCTATCAAATCTAAAGTAAAAGAAATGGCAGAATCAATGCAGGCAGATTACGACAAGAAATTAACCGAAGAAACTTCTAAAT